ACCTCGTCCGGTGTGATGCCTGCGGGTTCCACGTGAAACACGAGCACGGTCGGGGTGAGCTGTTCACCTTTGGGCTCAAGTACGAGTGGGGCCTCGAGGAGATCGACGTGCACGCCGACAACGCCCGGGTGGCCAAGGAGACCGCCATCGCCCTCGCCATCGCCGTGTACGACCCCGGCTGGGAGCTCATCGAGATGCCCGCCGGCGGCACCGGAGGGCTGGTGTACCACCTGTGAGGCGCAACAAGTTCCTGACCGATGCGTTGGCCGGTGAGACCAACGACGACTTCGTGCGCTGCCGCACCCTGAAGCACGCCTGGGACCCGATCGGCCGCGGTGACCGCCGCCCCGAGTGGGGCACCATGGTCTGCCTCCGCTGCGTGTTCTGCGGGACGCTGCGCTACGACCGCTACAGCCGGCTCACCGGTGAGCGCCTCGGGCCTCCCGCCTACGTGTGGCCGGACGGCTACCGCGACGCCGAGCTGCACGATTCGGCGTGGTGGCGGAGGCAGTGGGCGGAGAACATCCACGACCGCGGCCTGGACATCGAGCCGGAGGTGGTGCACCCGGCCAAGCGGAAGCGGGCCCGGAGTGCCTGATCCGATCATCCGCTTGGTCTGCATGCCCACCAGTAGTCACGCTCCCGCCGTACCCGAGTCGGTGCGGCGGGAGTGCTACGCCTGCCACGAGGAGGTGTGGGTCAGCCCGGCCTCCATGGCCATCGCCCCGGTGCTCGAGTTCGTGTGCACCGGCTGCGCCCCGTTCGCCATGCAGATGAACGGCGACTACGGGATCCTGCCTCCCACCGAGGCGCAGCTGCGTGAGATCCGGCGCTGGCTCTGATGGCCCGCACCTACGTCAACGGCAAGGTGCACGTGCGGCGCACGATGTGCTCGACGTGCATCTTCCGGCCGGAGGGCCGCGGGCGGATCGCCGTCGGCGACGAGCGGATCGCCGAGATGATCGCCGGGGCCGTGGCTGCCGAGTCCTGCATCCCGTGCCACGCCCACCTGTACGAGGGTCAGGCCGTGGAGCCGGTGTGCCGGGGGTTCTACGACCGCCACGCCACCGCCCCGATCCAGATCGCCGAGCGGTTGGGGTTCCTCGAATGGGTCGACTAGGGCTATTGCATGGATGACTGCATAGCCCCTGACCTGGAACTTTCTTCAAGAAAGATGACCTCGCAGGTTGGTTTCCCGACTGCCGTCGGCTAGACTGGATATAGACAGCGAGAGCAAGGATGAGAGAGAAATGAAGGGCCAAAGCTACGAGGACCTCCCCGTGGAGAAGCTGGAAAGCCACCTGACCGACGACGGCTGGGTGGCCGAACAGAAGCTCGACGGGACCAGAGTCATGATCCACATCACCGAGGACGACATCACGTTCTCCGGCGTCAACGGCGACCCCGTCAAGTTCGCCGCCGCCGCACAGCACTTCGACAACCTGAAGGCCGACCTGTTCGGCCTGCTGCCCATGGTCATCGACGGCGAGCTCATCATCGAGACCGGCGTCTTCTGGGCCTTCGACCTGCCCTACTGCCGGGGCTTCATCAGCCCCGAGCACGCACTGAAGCTCCGCAGGGAGGCACTCGGGGTGGTCGTCGGCAAGCTCGATTCCGGCTTGGTCAAGATCGTGCCCCAGGCAGCCGGGTACATCCAGAAGCGCCGCCTGTGGGACAACGTCGCCAACGGAGGCGGGGAAGGGATCGTGCTCAAGAAGCTCGACGCCCCGTACCACGTCGGCAGGCGCACCCGGGACGTGCTCAAGGTGAAGCACCTCAAGACGGTCGATGCCGTGATCGTGGAGCGGGACAGGGACGGGGCCAAGAACATGGTCCTCGCCCTCTACCAGGGCACCAAGCTCGTCGAGATCGGGGCCTGCAGCGCCATCGGCAAGGGTGAGCCGCCCGTCGGCTCCGTCGTCGAGGTGTGCTTCCTCTACTGGACCGGCGAGAGGGTGTACCAGCCCCGGATGATGCGGGTCAGGGAGGACAAGCACCCGATGGACTGCGAGTGGAGGCAGCTCGACGGTGCGCTCGTCAACAGGATCGTCGTCGGGTTCTGATCCGATGACCTGTTCGCCCTTCGAGCCGACGACGGTACGGCTCGAAGGCACCGAGGTGGGCGTGGAGCCTGCAACGATGGCCACGACCACCTCGAGTTCTCGGCGCTGGCATAGGTCCCCGGCGTCGATTCAGGGGCCGCCTGCCGACTCATCCCGGCAGGCGGCCCCTTCGATCTCACCCACCAACCCAAGGAGCAACCCGTGATCCAGCTGACCCTTTCCAACGGCATCGTCCACGCTCACATCCACCTGGAGGACGACGAGACCCTGCCGTCCAGCGTCTACCCGGTGCTGGAGACCCTCGTCGAGGCGTTGGAGACCGCCAACACCGAGCTCGACGCCATCTACGAAGACGCCGAGGACGACGAGTGATCGTCCCCGCCTGGGTGCTGGTCGTCCTCGTGCTGGGGGCGACCGCCAGGCTGTGCCGTCTGGTCACCGCCGACTACATCACGAAGCCGGTGCGGGACCGGATCAAGACCCGCTTCGGTGACAACCGGCTGCACTACTTCGTGACCTGCGACTGGTGCACGAGCTTCTGGATCGCACCGGTCCTGGCGACCGGTGCGGTGCTGTGGCCGACGAACCGGGTCATCCTGATCGTCCTCTTGGCACTCACCGCCTCGCTCTTCGCCGGTCTGTCGCCCAGACTGGAGGGCTAGTGAGACGAGCATGGGATACCGATCAACGCCGGGCACGGCTGCGCGCCCTGGCCGAGCTGCACCACCGCTGGTCCATCGAGCACGAAGGGCTGCCGGTGCCGGACCGGCCCGGTTCCGGTGACGTGGCCGTGCATCACGTCGACGCCGGGGTGCATCCGGACGAGGACGCCGAGTTCTCCGAGGCGGCCCGGGCCATATTCCCCTGACACACCCCCGTCAGCGGCGCTGTGGCGGTCGTAAACCGTTCTGGGCGGCCAGGGGGCCCTGGGGGTGCTGATCGACTGCGAGAGCCACGCACAGCGACCTACAGGTGGAAGATGCCCATCCAGTCGGAGTGGAGCATGATCGACTTGCCGACGTGCTCTCGGTCGGCGAACTTACCGAGGCCCTCGCCGATGCGGGAGATCTCGAACGGGGTGGGCATCTCGCCGACGGTGAGCGAGGCGTGCCGCAGGTCCTGGATCTGCTGTCGGATGATCGTCGCCTCGTTGGCGGTGAGCGTGGTGCGCCGCTCCCAGGCGTTGACCAAGTCGTCGGCGTTCCGGAGGAAGTCGAACACCTTGCGCTCGACCTGCTGCTCGGTGAGCCAGCCCGGATCCCAGTCGAAGCCTTGCCGGGCCCAGGCGTAGCCGCCGACGTCGATGTCGGCGTGGACGGTGACGTTCTCGATGCCGATGGAGCGGTAGTAGTCGAAGGCGGCCCCGTTGAGGCGGGCGGCGATGCCCTGGCCCTGCACGCTCTTGTTGAGCAGGAAGACGGAGTGCTCGACGTTGTAGACGCCCTCGGCGGTCTGGAAGACCTGCCGTTGGAACTCGCCCACGTAGTTGCCGTCGGCGTCGAGGATCTGTGAGCTCCACGAGAACCCGTTGCTGGCCCAGTTCGCTCCGGCGACGGAGCCCTTGACGTTGTAGCCGGTGCCTTCGAGCGCCCGGTTGTAGATGATGTTCAAGTCGTTGGTGACGCCGCGCATCTGTGCCTCGACGGCATGCGGGTCCATCGCAGCCCAGTCGTCGATGTAGCCGACGTGGAACTCGGACATCTCACCGGGCTTGGGCACCTTGACGGGATTGGGATCGCCGGGGACGATGGAGCCGTTCGGCCGGTGGTCGCCGGGGTGGAGGAACAGCTCGATGCACCGGCAGTTGATGGTTTGGGCGGCCGGGGCGAACCGGTCGTGCGGATAGCTCATCTGGTCGTTGCCGACGGTGAACGCACTGTTGAAGGGGACGGTCTGTTCGTGCGCTGCGGCGTGGGCTGGGCGGGTGGCGTTGTCCATCACGGCCCACCACACGTGCTCGACCGGTTGGTTGGGGAGGCGCTCGGCGGCGCTGCGTGCCCCGTTGACGTAGGCGGAGAACATCTCGGTGCGGGCCATCGTCATCGCGGTGGCTTGAGACAGGCCGAGCTGGGTGTAGAGCCGCTCGGCCAGGGTGTCTGCGGTCCACCCTTCCTGGATGGCGATCGGGAGCATGGTGCGGAGGGTCCGCTGAATCTCCCCGCCGATGCTGTGGAAGCGCCCGGCGGCGCGCCCGGCCCACTCGATGGTGGCCTCGTGCGCACCGGGTGGCGGGCTCGGAGCTGCCGCGGACAGCTGACCCGAGTCCACCACCACGGCTCCCAAGTCGAAGGTCGCAGCCAGGCGGACGGCCACTTCCTCATCGACGAAGGAGCGCCAGCCTGCCAGAAACCCGTCGAACGCCGCCACATCGCCGTGCCAACCTTCCGCGCCGGCGCGCAGCAGCTCGAGGATCTTGGCGTCGATCATCTCCGCCAGCACGAGCGCCTGCTCGTCGAGAGCGGCGACGAGCTCAGACGGTGAGGGCGATACCGAGAGCGTCGGCGAGACGGTCGCTGTCATGCTCGTGTCCGGTGGCCAGCAGGGAGCGCACGTACGAGTCGAGGGTGGCGGCCAGCGCCTCGGGATCGACACCGAGGCGCTCGGCCACCGTGGGCACCCGGTCCCACGCCCCCTTCAGCAGATCGTCGATCTTGCCGAACGAGCCGACCGAGAGCTGGGTGTGCAGCTTGGTCACGTCGTCGCAGGCGACCGCCCCCGCCCCGCCGTTGACCCGCCGGCCAGCGGCGGAGCGGAGACGTGTACCTGCCTTCTCCAGCGCCCGGTGAACGAGGCCGTCGCAGGCTTCGATCATGACCGCCGCGGCGATCGGCTCTTCGCCCTCGTCGGGCGGTCCCCGGCCGTCGTCGGCGGGAGCGGGTGGAGGGGCCGGAGCAGCAGCCGGAGGGACAGCCCCGCTCTGGCCCAGCAGGTCGAGTGCCGCGGCCAGTCCGGCAGGGTCCCTGTTGGCGGTGGCCAGGATGAGGCGGCGGGCCAGCTCCTCGTCGTCCGGGCGGTCGGACTCGGACAGTCCGGCTTCGCGGCGCAGGGCGACACCGGACAGCTCCAGCCGGTCGTAGGCGGCGGTGGCGTCGGCGGAACGGTCGGGCCGGGTGGTCAGGTCGGTGGTGTCGTAGAACACCATGAAGTCCTGGGCCGCCTCTTCGGCCCATCCGGAGGCCATGAGGGCGGGGCGCAGGTAGCCGTTGGAGAGGGCCGAGCAGATCACCTCGGCCAGCGGCTCGAGGTGGAGCGTGACGGCTGTCTCCTCGATCTGCCATGCGGTCCAGTGGTTGACCCCGGCGACACCGGTGAGCACCTCGGGTGGCATGTCGAGGCCGAGGGCGAGGCGCTTGATGGCCCCGTCCCGAAGCGGGAGCAGCACCTCGGAGAACTCGGACCAGAAGGTGATGTGCCGGACCTTGTCGACGTACTCGCCGGGGATGCGGGCGGTGAGCGGCACGATCGCTGCGGCGGTGCCGCGGTCCGCGAGCGGCGAGGTCATCGTGTCGATGAGTGTCTCGGTGAAGTCGTCCTCGACGATCTCGCCTTCGACGGTGGTGTCGACCATCACCTGCACCCGCAGCGGCTTGAACTCGACCTCGGACGGGAGCAGCAGCAGCCCGGCCCCGGCGAGACGGGAGGTGGCGGTGGCGATCACATGCTCGTCGAGCAGCTTGATCTGGCGGAGCACCCCGAGCACGGCCCGGCACGGTGAGTCGCAGTCCCATGAGCGCCTCGGGTGCGAGCGCCACACCTTGATGAGCACGTGGTCCGGGTTCAGGTCGCGCCACTCGCCTGTCCCGGTCATCAGCTGGTAGACGCCCTCCTGGGTGCGGATCTCCTCGTTGGAGAGCACACGCCAGACCCACGTCTCGTCGGGCTGCGGGAGCACGTCCTCGTCATCGACCGGCTCGGCGAACGGGTCGACCGGGACGGTGACGGCCTGGGTGGCTTCGATGAGCACCCAGCCGATGCCGGGAACGGAGAGCAGGGTGGCCAGCTGGGCGAGCAGCTGCGCTTGGCCTCCGGAGCCGCCGGCGATCGCCGCGACGAGAGCGGTGACCTGCTGCTCCTGCGGGGTCAGCGGGACGGCGTCCTTGTCGTCCTCGTCGGGTTCACGGATGGCGGACGGCTCGTCACCTTGCTGGCGGGGCTGATGGGCACCGACCAGGTTGACGCGGGACAGGCCGTTGGCGACCCAGCCGACACCGAAGCGGAGCTCGCCGTTGTTGTCGTAGTGGTCCCACGCCTCGTCCTGCCACTGCTCGTTGCGGATCGTCTTGGCGAGGCCCTTGGGGCGCTGGGCCATCACCGCTGCTGAGGCGACGATGGCGTTGTATCGGGGTGCGGGAGGCGCACGACGGTCGGCCACGGTGCAGCAGCCTAGATCGGGTACGTTGCCGCCATGAGTGACGACACCACATCAGTGCCCGAAGACGAGACCGTCGAGGTCGACAACGTCGACACGTGGGGCGCACCGATCCACCCGTTGGAGTCCCCTGCCGATGGCACCGGGAACTACGTCGACCCGACCGTCGAGGTGTTCGAGCGTGAGGCCAAGAGCGCCGAAGAGGCCGCAGCCGAGGAGGAAGTCCCTCCCTCCGACGGGCTCTAGACGGGGCGGATGATCCCGCCGGTCTGGCGGGCGTAGTCCTGGGCGGCCTGCATCGTCGAGAAGCGCTTCCCGGAGCGCGCCGCCGAGTTGGCGAGCACGACGTACTGCACCCGGGAGGCGGCGAAGGCGGCCCGGGTCGGGTCGACGTACTTGCGCCGGTCGTCGGCTGACTCGTCTCGCCGGGCGCGGCCCCGGCTGGTGTCGACCTTTCCGCAGCAACCCATCAGGACGCCTTTCCGTGCACCCGTTCCCAGAGGGCGGTGCGGCGCTGCTCGAAGGAGCGGCCGATGGAAGCGGCGATCCGCTCGACCACCGAGTCCTCGTAGGACGGTTCGATGTTGGGCATGTCGATGATCAGCGAGGCGACCATCCCGAGGGCGTCCTCGTACTGGTGGGCCTTGGGCCGGAAGCCGCGGGTGTTGACGGCGCTCAGAGCGATCAGCTCGAGCTGACCGGCGATGGGCCGCCAGTCCCCGGAGAAGCCGGATGCCATGGCGGTCCGCACCTGGGCCGGGGTGATGTCGTCCTTGATCAGCCCGGCGATCCACATGCCGTACTCGTCCTCACCGATGGCCACGTCTGCGAACGCCGAGTCGGTGTCGTCGTAGTGGGCCATCGCCTGCTGGGCGGTGAGGTGCCGCGGGGCGTGGCCGCCCTTCAAGGTGAGCTGGCCGACCCGCACCTTGGTGCCGTCGTCGAGGGGCAGCGTGCCCTGCACGAACGCCGAGTAGTTCGTGTACGAGTGGGGCGGCGTCTTGCACTCGTTCGGGTAGCCGATGTGGCAGGTCGTCCACGAGGCGGCCGGGTAGCCGTGGATGCGCCGGTCGTCCTCGACGGTGATGCCGTAGTCGCAGGTGTGCCCGCCGGGCAGCCGGAACGCCTTGGCGGGGAAGACGGGGATCGGTGCGGCGCTAGCGGCTAGCGAGTCGGTGGCTTCCTGCTCGTCGGGCCGCAGGTCCACGATGGTGCACTGGGCGAAGGCGGAGAACGGGACGATGGTGGCACCCATCAGCTCGACCTCGGTGGCCCGCATCAGACTCTGCGGCATGTCCATGACGAGGTACTCGACGCCGTCGATCTCCTCGGTCTCCGGTTCCGATCCGTCAGCGAGCAGGATCACGCCTTCGTCGTCGTCCTCGCCTTCCTTGGGCTTCTCCATGAGGAACTGGACCTTGGTGACGGCCATGTCGGCGGAGACGGCGGTCAGGTCGCCGTTGCGGACGGCGTAGCGGGACGCCCAGGCGTCGGGCGAGTCGGCCCACTGGCCCCACCCTTCCCACATCGCACCGTTGAGCTCGATCTTCTCGAAGTGCCCGATGTTGATCGAGCGCTCGTGCATCTCGGACTTCTCGAGCAGGCCCATGAGCGGGTGGTTGTTGGGCCCTTCCCGCACGGTGACGGACCCGGCGGCGACCATGCGCCCGTCGGAGGACCAGACGCCCTCGGGGACGATCAGGGCGTGGAACCCGTATTCGGAGGTGGTCTCCTCGGCGGGTGGGTCGGTGGACTCGTCGGGCGGGGGGTCGGCAGGGGGCGGGTCTTCGGCTCCCGGGACCGCGGCCGTGGTGGTCTCGTCATCGACGAGCTGAAGTTCCCAGCGCATGAGCGAACTGTACGCCTCACACTGCGGCGCGGAGTGCGTCTGCGAGGAAGGGCCTGCCCTTCATGCCTCGGACGGAGCGGGCGAAGTGCATCCGGCCGCCTTCGTTCCAGGCGAGGACACGGGCGCGGGTGGGTCGGATCGGCATGCCGCGGGGTCCGTAGATGCCGGTGCCTTCGTGCACGTAGATGCCGTACTCCAGCGGGGTGCCGACATAGGCGACGACCTCACCGGCCTCGGAGCCCATCGTCATCTTGAGCGAGCCACGCAGCTTCCCGGACCGCACCGGGGCGTTGGCCTTGGCTGCGGCGAGGACGAGGTTGCCGCGCCGGCGGATGTCGCGGCCGACCTCACCGGTCTGCCCGTGGAGCATGACCGCGATCGCACTGTGATCGAGGTGTAGGACGACGTAGGTCTCAGGCATCTCGGTCCCGTTGGCCCTTAAAGAAGTCGGCGATGACCTTCGACAGGCGGACCGTCACGATGGACCCGGTGAGCGCGCCGAGGACGAACGCTCCGGCATATGCGAAGTTCGCCCAATCGACGGCCAGCACGCCATCAGCGTGTCAGAGCAGGAACAGGGCGAAGGCGATGCAGGCCACGGAGAAGGCGAGCAGTGCCGCTGCCCACTGGTGGAGGTGGTAGTGCCAGCCGTAGCGGGACGGTGCCCCGGTGGCGGTGGTGCGGGGCACCCCGTCGGCCGGTGTGTCGTCGCGGCGGGCGATGGTTCCGACGCCTGCGGCGTAGCCGAGTCCGGCGATGATCGCCAGGGCCATGCCGAGCAGGAACATCACGTCGGCCATGTTGTAGTTGGCGTTGGTCAGGCCATCGTCGATGGCCAGCATCACGGTGTTCACGTCACCTCCAAGGTGGTCGGTGCCATCGTGTCGTTGTTGTCGTCGTCGAAGAGCGAGACGCCCCCCGGTCCGATGAGCAGGCCGAGGATGATGAGCACGATGCCGAGGATCACGTTCCCCCGGACGATGGTGACGATCCCCCAGATCACCAGGGCGACGGCGATCAGCCAGAGGATGAACATCACCACACCTTGCCGGTGAGCAGCGACTCCCAGGACTTGGGGCCGCAGTCGGTGTTGGAGCCCGCCAGGCCGTGCTGACCGTCGAACTCCTTCTTGGCCTTCTCGGTGCCGTCGCCCCACACGCCGTCGTAGTTCGACACGTTGCCCGGGTTCATGTTCCCGGCCGCAGCGAGCAGGTGCTGCATCCGCTCGACGTACGGGCCGGTCTGGCCCTTCTTGAGCGTCGGCATGATCGCTGCCATGTCCTTGCCTCCTGATGGCGGTTCCGGTTCTGGGCCGGGTTCGGGTTCGGGACCGGGTTCCGGGACGACGCCGCCGGCGCGCTTGGTGCACTCGTCACGGATGTCCTGCAGGTGCCACGTGCCCGAGCTGTTCACCGAGCGTGGCTTCCACGGCCCGGAGACGGCGGCTGCGGTGGCCGGGTCGATCTTGCGGTCGGTCCAGCCCTTGGCGGAGCCGCCGGCCCCGATGGCGTGGGTGAACACGTCGGTGGGCTTGTTGCCGAAGCGCTTGTTGGCGACGTTCGAGGCGGTGAAGTAGGCGTCGATCTGGACCTGCGGCCACGGCTCACCGACGCCGTTGTTGGCCACCTCGAAGGCCCACGTCGTGCTGTTGCCCGAGTCGAGCGGGACCGTCCCACGGCTCAGCGAGAGCGGCCCGCCCTTCCCGGCCGTGTTGGCGGCCCCGGCTGCCACCATCCACACGGACCCGTCACGCATGATCGTGCAGTTGCCGATGGGGGCGTCGTCGCTGCCCTCGGTCTGCCATGCGATGTCGTTCTCGGGTGTCGTCTTGGAGGCGGTGTGATGCCACTGACAGCCCAAGGGGGCCGAGCTGAACCCCCCGGAGCTGCGTGCCCTGGTCTGCCAACCGTTGGACTCGACCACGGTCAGCCCGGCCTCACGGAAGAGGCGGGCCATGTCGGTGTAGTAGAGCGAGCCCATCAGCGCCACGCTCCTTGACGCTCGAGCCAAGCGGCGATCAGAGCGGCGAACGCCCGGGCGAGACGCTTGAGCTCGTCGGACAGGTCGTCCCAGTCGTCGGTGCCACCGCGGCGTGAGCGGGCGGTCTCGTGGATCTCTTCGGCCAGTTCGTCGGCTTCGTCCGGGTCGTGGTGGGCGACGAAGAGGACGATGCGCGCTCCGACGTACTCCAGGTCGTTGCGTTCGTTGAGTGGCAGGTCGTCGTAGTCGAGCAGGTCACGCCCGGCCATTCGTTCGATGAGCTGCCGGTAGCGGTGCACCTTGCGGGCCACCTGCTCCGGATCCGGTTCCGCCGTGTCGTAGGCGTCCTCGAGGTCGAAGTCGCCGAAGAAGGTGTCGGTCACACCGCGGACAGTAGCCCCTCGACACGATCGAGACGGTCGACGAGCCAGTTGATGGTGGCCACCATGTCGGGGATCAGCTTGGCGTCGCAGGTCTGCCAGGGCGCGAACGGGTCCTGGCCGGGGTCGTCCGGGACGAGTGGTGCGAAGCCTGCGCCGTTCCAGTTGGCGCTCGCCTGCACGGCGGCGTCGTACTCGCGCTTGAGCACGAGCCAGGCTTGATGCTCGTCCCAGGTGCCTTCGCCCACGGTGACGGCCTGCGGGTACGGGTCGATGAGCTCCTGGGCGATGAAGCCGACGTCGCGCTTCCCGCCCGGGAAGCCGTTCTCGGAGAAGTCGCCGTTGGTGTCGAACTTCCAACGGAACGAGACGGGCCGTGCGGCCTTCAGGCGCTCAGCTGCGGCTGCGCCGGCGATGTTGGCGACCTCACCCTTGAACGGGCCGTGGGAGGTGGTGTTGTAGACGACGGCGGTGGTGCCGGATTGGGCGATGGAGCCGATGATCGTCGTGCTCCGGTAGAACCGCCAGTAGCTGACTCCGCTTGCGTCGGCTGCCCCGATGTGAACCATCGCCGAGAACGTGTTTGTGGACGTGGTGTGGAAGCACGGACCGACCTCCCACAGCTCATGACCGGCGACGGTGCCGTAGGTGTTGTAGGCGGTCTTGCCGACGAGGAAGCCCTGCTGCACGAAGCGGCCCACTTCGACCGGGCCTTGAATGCCTGCAC